TCTTGGCGTATAGTCCTATATGATATCCTCTCTCATCTGATTCATATTTAGTACACATATATGATTCAATACCATGTATGTATTTAATTCCTGCTTTATCACAATCCTGTTTCTTTTTTATCCAATCACCTGTATTACCATGTTCAGAAAATGCAATAGCTTTCATACTATATTTTTTAGCGAGTATTATATATTCTTTATAATTAGTACATGAATCAGCATAACCATTTATATTAGAGTAATCAGTATGGCAATGATAAATTACAAAGTTATTACTCATCTGCATACCTCCAAATATATCCGTATGACGTTTTTACTTTTCTTTTACAGCATTTTGCGATCCCACTATTATCATATCCTAATAACTCTTTAACCTCCATGCATCCCCAATAAGAACGTATAAAATTTCCATCTAAATCATATTGATTTATCTCTCTTGATCTAGGATTGTTTTTACCTTTAACACTAGGTCTATCTCCTTTCATGCTTTCTATTTCTTTTTCAGTATGCTTTCTTTTATAAACCGGACTCTTTTCTTTGATAAATCTACCACTAAGAGTTTCTTTAATCTTTTTTATTGTTGCTTCTGAATGACGCTTCCCATAAAAAGTATTATTTTCACCTGAAATATCTGCATGATTTTCCTTAATTTTTTGTATTGTTTCTTGAGAGTGTTTCGAAATTAAACCACCACTTCTAAGATTATATCCATAATTTGGATCTGCACTATTATACTTTTTAATTAACTCTCCTTCGACCACACAAGCTTGTTCTGCTGATAGATTTTCTATTAAAACGATATGCGAAAAACTATCCCATCCATATTTCTTAATGGCGTTCCAAAAATGATTATTTTTATTGTCATTATAAGGATTATAACCATTCCCATTTTGCCATCTCATCTCTATTGTTTGTTGTGTTTGGCCTATATATAATTTTTTATTTATTTTATTTATATGTGCATAAATTTTATAGTTTTTCATATAACCCTCCTAATCTTATAGTCCGTCCATCCAACTCATATCCTCATTGCTATCTGCCGATTCTATATGTGATTTTCTTTTTTCTAAATATTCGGCATAAGGTTTATGTAAAAAACTACTATAACCACTTAGATTTGCAAAGAAATAAGATTTTTTATCAGTAATTTCTTCCCACCATATATTTTCATCTTTTATTTTTAGATATTCTGTTTCTTTTTTATCAATATCGATAATAGCATCAACAATATCCGATTTTAAATTCTCTATTTCTTCTTCTGTGAAATCGATATAAACATAACAATCTTTTATTTTATATTTTACTTGTATTGATTTTGGAAGACATGATATATCATTTGTCATAGATAATAAATCTAAATACGAATTTATTTCTTCTTCTGAATATAATTTTTCTTTACTTAACCACATTTTTACATTGGATTTTAAACTTTTGCCTATTTCGTTTCTTGAAATATTTCGCTCGGTTATTTTTCCATTGGCTTGCAAAACTTCAACTATTACATATTTAAGAAAGTTCCATCTTATTTTTATATTTTCTAAAGGTACACCTAACTGCTTAATTCCTTCTGCATATAAAATTAATTGTCCCTTTTCACTATCTATTTTCTTTCCAGAGTAAATACTTGAAGTTTTCCAATCTGTAATTATGAAATAATTATCTTCTTTATGTATAAAGTCAATATAACCTTGAAATACAAATCTATCTATTTTTATAATAATAAATTTTTCTATTTCTACTTTTTTATTAATTATATTATGATTTTTAAAAAAGTGCCTTATGCAATTTTCATATTTATTTGCTATATTACTATTTTTTTCTTCGTTAGTTCTATCATATTTTAATTCTCCAGCATTAAATGTAAATAAAGCATTTTCGTATTCTTGTAACATATCTTCATATTCAATTTTTTTAGAATAAAAATTTTCAAGAATTCCATGACACGCATTACCACTAACTCCATAAATCCCATCATCTCTATCTTCTTTTACTCTTGCTATATATTTAAGGTAATACTCGTAAATAGAATTTTTATATGTATTATACCTTGACCAACTCCACAGCATATTTGTATTGTATTTTTTCTTTAATTTTTCTAATTCTTCTTTACTTTTTCGAGCCATTTTAAATATAACCTTCTTTCTTATAATTTTATTTATTCTTATATTCACCATGATAAATATCTTCTGCTTCTTTTCTTGCAGATACCGCCTTGTCAAAATCACTATAACTACCTAAATTAATTCTTTCTCCTTTTGCTGTAATATAAGCTTTCCATACACTGTGTCGATTGTCCCAACTCACACCTTTTACTCCACTGGTATTATTTTTAGGTTTTGTATAATTACACATATTTTGTTGGTGTATGCACACTCTTAGATTATATTTTCTATTATCATTTCTAGTTTTCTTACCATTAATGTGGTCAACTTCATATTTTTCTTCACATTTTGTAACTATTCTATGAAATAAAATATCATGCTTTTTATTATCTTCAAGATGTATAGTGCATATGACATACCCACAATTTCCTATATGCCAACAATATTCTTTGATTAAGTCATAATCTTCTAAATCAAAATAGAACTCTTCTCCTTTTAAGGTGTGACCTACTCCGTATTCTCCTGATAAATCATATGTAATATATCTTTTCTTTGTTAATTTATTAAAATCACTTACCATTTCTTTACGAAGGCATCCACATGATTTTGTATTACCGCTTTTTAATTCTCCAGATGAAACAATTGTTGTATTATTACTTTCACAACTACATTCACACAACCAAAATACACCATCAATTTTTCTACCATTTGGTTTCGGAACTCTTTTAATAACTGTTAATCTGTCAAATGTCTGTCCAGTTAAATCTATAAATTTACCCAATTAATTCTCTCCTTATTTATTGTTTAAGTATAATTTATGTTCCTTTTCATCATATTTTGTTTTATATTTCCATAAAAATTTATACATCTTATTATTAACATCAGTAGGAGATTCTTTTGATTGTAACAAGTCCCATTTATCAAATATGTAATATACATTTCTAATTGAATAAAAATTTTCACATATACTTCTAATATGTTGTATAGAAATATCCTTATCAACTTGTATAATAATATCTACATCCAAACCTATAAGTATTTTAATTTGTTCATTACTTATATCATGGCATCCTAACGCACAAAATGTTGGATCATTTTTACTATGTCTTTTTAAAACTCCTTTTTGACTTTCGCAAACATTTACATAACCATATTCCTGAATATGTTGATAATTTTCTTGTAATCCATATAAATTTATACTTCTAGGATAGGGTTTTATGGCTAGATATTTCGGTATATCAAGCATAGAATACTCTTTTACGATTGTTCTTCCCATAATTCCCAAATAATCATTTTCTGATCCACACCAATATCTTTCAGGAATTATAATACGTTTCTTTTGGTTGCTGTATCCTATTTTAAATTTCTCGCATGTCCAAGGCATTATGCCTTCTCTTATCCAATCAATATGTGGATAAGGGACGTACTCTTTTAGCATTTCATCTGAATATATTTCTGGATTTAAATCATAAGAATGTCTTTTACTTTTTACTTTCTTAAAAATCTCTAAAGGATCATTAAATTGTATATCGTCTTTCTTTTTATGATTAAATTTGTATTCTAGACCAAATAGGTTATGGACATATCTATTTGAATCTGAGAAAGATATATTCTTTATATTCATACATAAAGTAAATATATTACCTCTAATAATATTGCTATCCGATTGATATATTTTAGTTTTTAATGTTTCCTTTTTTACAGATATAGCATCTTTACTTGAATGAGATGGTAATCCACATCTATATTCTTTACTATATTCCTTGAGATGATGGCAACCTAAATTTTCAAGTATGTATACAGTCTTATCATTATCAAGAATATATTGAATTAATTCATTAGCAGTCATATCACCATCCCCTTTAAAAATCTACTGGAACAATCTTTTCAATTTTTGCGTAAAATCCATACTTCTCATATAGATGATTATTATTGAAATTTTCTATCTCTATTTCCGCTTTCAATCTTGCAATAATAGCATCATCAATACTTTCATAATACCCCAAATGTGTTTTCTTTTTATTAAAATATATTTGAGAATGCCATTTATTTAATTTAATATTAAAATATACACCTTGACATCCACTCTTATTATTAATAGTTAAATTTTTATTTACCTCATTTTGTCTGCGATTAACTAATCTCAGATTATATTTCTTATTATTACATTTGTTTCGGTCAATATGGTCTACTTCAATATTTGGATCATTTACACCCATAATTATTCTATGTATTCTTATTGTTTGTTTTTTATCTTCTTCATCTTCTGATGTACTTGAAACAATATAACCTCTTTTATTTTTATGCCAACAATAATTATTTATTTTCTCATAATCCTCTAAATCGAATTCAAAACTATTATCTTTAAAATCATAACCAATTCCATATTTACCTGTCAGATCATATACATTATCTTTCTGTTGCCTTTCAATAGTTACTTCTTTTTGTAGACATCCACAAGATTTTGTATGACCACTTCTTAATTGTGAACCCCTAACTGTATGAATGGATTTATTATCACAATCACACTTAACCCACCAATGACTCTGCCTATTTTCATCTATATGCGAAAAATTAATAACAGTAAGTCTATCAAATTTTTGATTAGTTAAATCTATAATTCTACTTTTACTCATTACTCCTCCTTACCAATCCATAGGAATATTAACAATTCCTAATTCATTATATATATTACGAGAAAAATCGTTTTCTGAAACAATTTGAAATTCATTAGTGCTACCAAATCTATTTTTAGTAATAAACATAATACTGTAATGTTTATCTTTTTGTAATTTGAATGGTATTTTAGATAGTTTTCTTTTACCTTCTAACCTATAACATGTTAATTCATTTTTTCCTCCCTCAAATTCATCATCAAAAGGTTTTCTAATCATCAAATTTGTCGAAGCTACATCCACAATATTTTTTGCCAATCCTATATTATCATTTGTATAATGTCTTTGTTTTGTACTGCTTTTACCTAATTGATAAGTAATCCATATATGAACATTCTTTCCTGCTGGTTTGATAACATCATAAATTGCAACACTATCTTTTGTCATATCGTTCCATAATTGTTCTGAAGTTGTATTGGAACTAGCTTTTAAAGTATCTAAAATAAATTTGGTACAACCTAATGAAGCATATTTTTTTATAGTTTTTATAGCTAAAGATGCTGTATATTTAGGAAATGGAATTATTGTAATATTTTTATTTTGTTTCTTATCTTCTATCCATGTTGCACATTGATTTAAAAGTTCTTTATCTTCTGAAGAAAACTTGCCATCCCTTAAACGATATTTTTGGAAATCTTTTTTATAAATATTATTTGCAACCCATATAATTAACTCCTTTCTCCATTTTACTACATCCTCCTCATTAATCATTATGCATAGTTTTTCATCATACTTTAATACTTGAGGAATTACTAATTCAATAGTTGTGGTTGTCTTTCCCATGCCACTTAATGCACCCATCATCGTAATATTTCCTTCTAGATTACCTCCTATTTCTTTATTAAGTATGGGTGAATTATAAAGTGGCATCCCCACAGATAAACCTTTGTCCATTTCTTCGACTAAATCATAAATATTATCACAAAGATTATAACTTTTTACTTCACCTTCTACGTTAATAAAAGTGTGATTTAAAAATGATTCGTAATAATCATAAATATCTTCGGCACTCATATCTGCAAATTCGCTTAATTTATCATAAACAGGAAATTTTCCTTTTAATAATTTTAAAACAGAATTCCATTTAAATAATTCATTTATGTAACCAGTTATATTTTCTTCTTTTACATAATCTTTAGCCTTTTCAATGGTTTCAAAACCACCATATTCTTCGTATTTTGCTTTTAATTTTTCATGTTTTTCAAGATACAAACCTATTGTAATGTCATCAAGAGTTTGCTTCTTTTCTTTAATAATAATATCAAAAGCAATTTGCCAATAAATCTTCCAAATATTATTAGTAAAATCATCTAATTTTAAATTATCATATGCATAAATTATTTCTGTATTTTTATAAAATATTGAAACTATATTTGCTTCTGCTGACAATTTATATTCTTTTACTTTCTTTACAGCTTTAATTAATTCTGACTCATAAGGAGTTATTTCTTTTTTTGTACTTGTTTTTGTAGATTTGGCAACAACCATTTACCATAATTCCTCCAATTCTACATTTATCTTTTTCGCCTTTGATTTATATTCCACACTATCATGTGTTTGATTTTCCAATTCTAAATCAATAGTTTTAATTCTTGCTGTTTCAGCATTTTTTAATCTAATCACCATATCGTTAATGTTGTTTTCGATAATAACCATTATATAATTGAATTTATGCTGTTCTCCTGTAAATTTAGTATTATTACTCCTAAGACCAATCAATATATCTTGCTTGCATAATTTAAACGTATATAATATAGTTTTAAAATCATAATTAGCCATTGGAGTATGTTTTTTATTAGCTAAAAAATTACCTTTATTTAAACCTTTAAGTCTCAATATCATAAAATTAGGTAATTTTTCATCTGTGTAGCCCATAATCTCTCTTTTAACATATTCATATAAATCAACCCAATCTTGATCTTTTCTTGGTTTAGACATTCTATCACCTCTTATTGTAAGTTTAGGGAGGAAAAATTAATTCCCTCCCATTATTTATATTTATTTTCCGTCTATTAAATCGAACAAAATATTTGCATGTTCTAAGTTATCAACTTTTGTAGGATTTACATATCCTAGCTCTTTACTTTTT